CTGATACCACAGGCCGAGCGGCATGGCCTTATCATCAAGGGAGGTGAGTGATGACTAATCCAATGAAGGTTGTCATCACCAAGCATCATGACCCTGACTTTGAACCTTGGTTCACGGTTCAGGTCATCGCCATACATTATGGGGATGACCTAAGATCCGTCTGGAAAAGCAGGGTTATCCATTCGCGCGAAGAAGCGCAGAAGATGGCGGCAAACCTTGAGAAAGTGAAGCCGCAGCTTCAACGGCTCAACAGCGTCGGCGTGAGCCTGGCAATCTCACAAGCCATAAACTTCGGAGGTGAGTGATGGACTGGCTAAAGTCAAAAGGAAAGATGTTCAATGGGCGCTGGATACCCAGGCGAAAGATGAGAATGGTCCCGAGAAAAAGATCGTCACCGCTGGAGCAGATAGATGCGCTGCGTGCTGCCGAGGATGGTCAAGGCGTGTGCGAGAGATGCGCTCGCATCGAAGAACGGAACCAACTGACAGAGGCGTGGATCGGTAAAGGCACTCGGGTGGAGGGCATCGTGCTTTGCCGTAACTGTGTAGGTGCGTTCTCGAAGGAGGTGAGGAATGATGTATAGATGCGGCGGGCATAGCTCCGCCTATGGATTCTGTGGTGCTGACGATTGCAGCCGGTGTCATCCTGGCGGGAGCGATCTTACACCGACCAAGGCCACCCGCGATCAGTTGTTGGACTACCTGGCCGCCACGTCACCGGACCCTGCCGACGACCAGCTATCGCGCGCGGAGTTACAGCGTGTGGTTGAGGGCGAGATGGGATGCGCCTTGCCGAGCCAGTTTGCGGAGGTGATCCGTGGACTCAACTAACCCTCACACTACGACCCAAAAGGAAACACCATGACCACACGAGACTTCATTGAAGAGGCGATCTGCGCGAGCCTGATCTTCGGTTTGATACTACTGTACATGAGCCTTCCCTTTTAATCTTAAAGGGGTGGCTGTACCTTGGACCCGCCTTCCCCGTCAGGGTCGGAGCGGGCGGCTTCGATAGGCGTAACCGTGGACCTGCACCCACCGTTTGCCACCGCCCAATCTCAACAACAGGAAAACAACATGACAACACCAAGCAAGCCAACGATATTCGTTGTACTGAATGACGAAGAAACCTACAGCGAGATGGAAGGGACCATCCTTCTTGTGTGTACCAAGGAGCAAGCAGCGGCAGCGTTGGAGCGGGACGACCCGCTTGATGCCCACAAGGCCGGTGGTATTGCTATCGACCTTGGCGGATTCATTCAGACCGCGATCAAGATGGGCGTACTTAACTACGTCGGGAAAGACTCGGGCGAAAGCGACGGGTAACTTTTTATACCACGCGCCCGACTTGGCGAACCGGGTTAGCGGACTTATGATAGGCACATCTTATCCAGAGCCGAATGAACAACGCACACCCCCGGAGGGAGAATGTTAAATCTAAAGGATCTAATCAACGCGGCTGAAGGGTCGCACGCTGTGTACCTTGCAGCGAAACACGACGACCAGTTGGTCGGGACTATAACCAGAACACAGAAAGGAACACTGAGGCGAAGCGGGGAGCCGTTGCGCGACCAAGAGTTGGCGAGCATTCTGGTCTACTTGACCGGGAAATACGGCATCAAGCCAAGCAAGTGGGAGCTTAGGGCTGGCCTTATTGCTGCGGCGGAACCCAGCACAGCACCCCGAAAGAAGCGAACCCCACCACCCATGGCGTTTATCGCCGAGGTCGAGAAGTGGCTTAAAGCCAACAAGCCAACAGGATCAAACCCCAACATCACCACTGAGGCTATCGCCATGCTGCTCATACCAGACGAGTTCACCATGAACAGGCGTGGGGCAGAGATGACTGTAGCCGGCGCACTCAGGGAGCTTGGGTTTGAATCAAGGCGAATGTCTATTGGTGGAGTGAGAAGGTATCGATGGTTCCTATCATCCCCAACAGAAACATCTTGACAAAGTTAGGTAGGAGATTAAAACAGTAGTGCAACAGAAACCAACAACAGAACGGAGACATCATGAATCTCAATCCAGAAGAAATCGTAGCCATCTTAAAGGTTATCCCCACAAAGGAGTGTACTGCTGCACGGAAGGCAATAGAGAACGACTCTCAAACAGAGATCGATCTTGTTGTCCGTGTCAGCGGTAAGCTTGAGCGGGCAGCTAAGCCGAAGCCCAGTAAGGGTACAAGCCGTATCCCATGGACAGCGGCCATAGCTTTGTTCCTCAAGCGTTCAGGGGCAACCGGTCCCTCGACCATCAAGCTGCTCGCTGAGGTCATCTGCGAGGCCGCAGCCATGGACTCTGGAGCAAAGGCATCACTGCTCAAGGAGAGCGGTGTAGGGGATGCTCTGCAGATTGTAGACGAGGAGCTATTCAGCAAGCTCCCACCCATCGAGAAGAATGGAAACATCACCTTCAAAGGTGAGGTCGAGGCCATCCGTCAGCCCGTTGAGGCGGAAGCCGTCCACCAGCCCATTGAGGTGATTGACAACAACGAACAACCAGAAGCAGCAAAGTAGGAGATAGATATGTCACGCAAAACAAACTACACAAAAGTAAACGCCGAGGACTTTATCACGGCCTGGCAAACATCCGCATCGGTGGATCAAGTGTCTGAAACCCTTGGTATGTCTAAAAGCGCAGCGATGACGAGGGCCAGCAACTATCGCAGGGTCCACGGCATTCCACTCAAGAAGTTCTATCGGTCATGCCGACTGGACAAGGTTGGACTGCGAGAGCTTGCTGAGTCTTTGGTAAACGGAACCAAATAAGCACAAGTGGGGACGACCGTGATGTTCGTCGGGAGCAGCACAGCACGCGAGCAGGGAGGCATGTCGATGGTCGGAATAGATGCCTCAACACTTCAAAGGAGAACCGATGACCCAAGTGGATAAGATTAAGAAAAAATCAGAGGCGGCTTCCGCCAACAGGGTGGACACCATGCCAGCTATTCGGGCCTTGGTGAAGGCCTTGGGGGGAAGTCTTAGGCAAGCATCGAAAATCATGGGTTCAAACTACGCCACAATGTGGCGGCAGAAAGAAGGAAAGAAGCCACCACCCAGCCTGGATGCTCTGGTTCTATACTCAAACCGAGTCTACACCCGAACGGGGATCAAGATGGTTCTGACCGTCACACCGGACATGAGCCTCTATTATGTCGTTTCGGATAGCTACGATGACGACTCATCCTCTTGATTAAACCCTGATAGTCAGCTATCAACACAACGCCCGCAGAGATTGATCATCTTTGCACCCCGTGAGGGGTGATGGGTTCCTGGTAGGGTCCACCAGACATTGTCTGGTGCGGCCCGAACCTGGCCCACCGTGCGTTACCAGGAGTCCAGATGTGGATTGAACAAGCACGAACTGTGTCGTTACCCGCCGCTGCCAGAGCAGCCGGCATGACTACAGCAAGAAACACGCTATCGCCCTGCCCCATGTGTGCGGCAGTGGCACGCGGTAGCTCAGACAAAAGGGGTCCAATCGGGTTGAGCCGAGATGGGTTTGGGTGGCTGTGCCACCGATGCGGGGCCAAGGGAGATGTGGTTGATCTTGTCGCCATCAAGGCGCATGGTGGGCTGTTTCGGAACATCAATAAAGATGACCAACGAAAGGTCCGCGAATGGTTCGCCAGTCGTGGGGCGTGCGCAAGCGTGGGAGGGCACGAGCCAAGCGACCTAAGCAAAGCAGAGCCTCTGCCCAAGCGAGAGGAACAAGACCCGCCTCAGGGCCAAGACAGGCCTCCGGTACAAGAGCTAAAGAAGTTCTGGGCAAACACTATCTCTATTGCTCAAGGGCTTGACCTTCATCCTCATTACTCGGACCCGCTCGAAGACTGGCTCATTAGGCGAGAGTTCTCACCAATACTATGCTCGCGCCTAAACATCGCTCGCGCTCTGCCCGCCACAGACTCATGCCAGTGGCCAGAGTGGTGGCCCAAGCGATGGGCTGATAACTATAGGTTGGTGATCCCGGCATACGAGATGGACGGAACATTCGCCAGCGTTCATGCCAGAAAGATTAAAACCAAAGCCGCCGGCCCAAAGACTCGGTGGCCGCTGGGTCACAAAGCTGGTGGTTTGGTGATGGCAAATGCGCGGGCAGTAAAGATGATGCGCGGAGATGCGCTTGACTTTGGGGACGACGTGCCCGGATTACTTGTATGTGAAGGCTTTACTGACTTTCTTCGAGCCGGACTAACTGCTATGAATGAAGGGCTCGACCTGCCGATCATCGCGGGAACGTCTGGCTGCTTCCGGCAACTACGCGAGATGAAAATACCGAAAGGACTAAACATCTTCATCGCGATGGACCCGGATGACGCAGGTAAAAAGTACACCAAGATCATATCAAACCAACTCTCCGACCACCCCATCTACCATCTGCCGCTGAAGCAACAGGAAACCTAATGCCCGACTTGGACGAGACACTGCGAGGAAATCAAACACTAAGGAACCTATTGAAGCTATCGGTTGTGGCTGGTTCATCAGACGATGACAAGGCATACCTTGGGGACGACGACCCAGATCCAGCCGCCCTAAACCGACTCGACCAGTATAAAGACAAGCAAGGCAACCCAACAGGCGTGCCGAAGCCTACACGTAGAAACATTTTTCTGATCCTTACCTATGACAAGAGATGGAAGGGGCGAATCTGGTTGAATGAGTTTGCTGGCTCACTGATGCTGGACAATAGAGAGTATGAAGACGTAGATGACACAGAGATCATGCTGAGTCTTGACCAGGCCTATGGGCTAAAGGTTTCCACTGAGGCGGTCAGGGAAATCACGGTGTTCGTGGGGAACCGAAACAAGAGAAACCCCCTACAAGACTGGCTAAATCAAAAGCATTGGGACCAAGAGCCACGCATCCAAGACTGGATAATAAAGGCCACCGGATGTGACGACACCGTCATCCACAGAGAAATCGGCAGAAGGTGGCTCATCCAAGCTATCGCCAGAGCCATGAGGCCCGGATGCAAGGCCGATTGTGTACTCATCCTGATCGGAAAGCAGGGGGCACGTAAAAGTTCAATGCTTAGAACACTGGCCTCGCCAGACTATTTTGCCGATACGCCTATCGATATTGGGTCAACCAACGCTTATACGCAGATTCGTCGAGCATGGATATACGAGATGGCCGAGCTTGACTCAGTCCGTCGTTCAGCCAACTCTGCCACCAAGGCGTTTCTGAGTGCCCAAGAGGACGTGTTTCGTCCAGCATACGGAAGGCACGCAATAACAGTGAAGCGCCATGTCGTGTTTGCTGGGACAACAAACCAATCTCAGTTCATCAATGACCAAACAGGATCGCGGAGATATTGGCCGATAAAAGTTGGCAACATTGACCTCGACTGGGTGGCCAAAAACAGAGACCAACTATGGGCGGAGGCTATCGTGGAGTTCAACGCTGGTGTGCAATGGTGGCTTGAAGACACTGCAACCGAAACCTTGTCAGAACAAAGCGACGAGTATCGTCATATTGACCCGTGGTTGGAGAGAATATCTGATTGGCTTATCAGCAATGGAACATCTATTAGTACCCGAGGGCTGCTTGAGCGCGCCCTAAAGCTGGACGCAAATCAGATGACACGCAGTGCTGAGATGAGGATTGGTGAAGTGATGCGCGACCTTGGGTATGAGCGCAAGAGAGTAAGAGCGGGCAAGAAGCGAGTTTACGAGTGGTACAAGCGCGATTCAGTTATTGCGCTTCCTTTTAATGAAACAAGCGAATGGTGATAGTGTGAATGAAAATATGTGTGTACTTGGTGGAGCGCAGTTTCTACCCCCAAACAGTCCAGCAATAAGCCGGATAAAAAACAATCTAAAGCTACCAAACCCAGCCTACAAGCAAGCGCAAGCATTGCGTGGGCGGGGGCGATGGGTGGATATTCCAGATAGCCACATCGATGGGTGCCAAGAGATACCACCATCCCACCCGTGGGGTGGCGGGCTTTCTGTTCCAAGGTGTGTAGACCTTTCATCCTATGGGCTGGATGTTCGAGACATGAGGGGAACCCCTGAGTCTCGCCCAGTTTCCTTTCTCAAAAGCATTGAGCTTCGGGACTATCAGAAAGAAGCCGTACACCTGTGGGTAATGGCAGGAGGGGACGGGGTCATAGTGGCTCCCTGCGGGGCTGGCAAAACCGTCATGGGCCTGGCCGCTTTGACAAAGGTGAACACAAAAGCGTTGGTACTGGTTCACACCAAAGACCTTGCGCAGCAGTGGGAGGATCGGTGCCGCCAGATGCTTGGGGAAGAAGCCACCATGTATGGCGGAGGCAAACGAGATGATAGTGGTCGTATAGTCATCGCTACGTTTCAAACTATCGAAAAGATGAAATGGTCTGAACGCTATCAGTGGGCCAAGCAGTTTGGAATGTGTCTTGTTGACGAAGCCCACCATGTACCGGCAGCAACTTTTTGTTCTGTGATCTCAACGATACCTGCCAGGTACCGGTTGGGCCTGACCGCTACGCCTGACCGGCCTGATGGGCTGACAGACCTGCTGCATTGGCACCTCGGCCCAGTGGTCTTCTCTATCGACACAAAGACTTTGGCAATCAACGGACAAGTGGTTGCGCCAAAGGTTGAATGGCTCAATACCCAGTGGGAACCCTCAAAGAAAGGGCAAGACTGGAGCAAGCTTATCACCGAGATGACCAAAGACGATGGCCGAAATGCCACCATTATCTATCGAGTCATGCAAGCTGTTGATAATGGTAGGCAGGTGCTCGTTCTTTCCGACCGCGTTGAACACTGCGAAACCCTTGCGAAACACTTGTCCGAGTATCGCCTACGGAGCGCGGCATTCGTTGGAAGCGTATCTAAAAAGAAGCGCCAGCTAATCCTTGAGCAAGCAAACTCCAGGGAGCTTGATGTCATCTGTGCCACCACAGTTGCGGACGAGGGGCTTGACCTGCCTGGCCTTGACACAGTCATGCTTACCACCCCATCCAAAGCGTTAAACAGGGTCCAGCAGCGCATCGGAAGGGTTATGAGGCCTCATCCAGAAAAGAAAGATCCGCTGGTGATAGACTTGGTTGATGAGCCTGGTTCTCTTCGGGGCATAGCAAAGAAGAGACTCCGACTGTACACTCGACTTGGATGCAGGTAGACCGATGATTGAGCTAATAAAAAAACTACCGCTGGGCTGGTCCATCACTTCAACAAAGAAGGGGTGGGCCATCCATGATGATGAAAACGACTTCGTTGCGGAGGGGCCAACAACGGATGATCTTCAACGCGCTCTCAGCATTGAGATTGCATTGCAACAAGCGTTCGCCGCAGTCCAGTTTATGAGTTGCGCACCAGTGATCGCTGAGGCGTAACTACTTTTTCTTGGCTGGTGCCTTTTTCTTGGCTGGTGCCTTCTTCTTGGCTGGTGCCTTCTTTTTAGCTGGTGCTTTCTTTTTTGAAATCGACAGGGAAATACGGTCGTCCTTGGTCCCGAACGTCCCATCCTTGCCCGCGTTAATCGCAACATCGACAAAGCCAACCTTGGCGCTGACCTTTTTAGCTTGATCGCGCTTGTGACACTCATCCAAGTGAGCAAAGATTTTGTTTGTGACCCCGATCCAGTCTGGGCTTCTGCCCTCAAGTGAGCGGCGAAGTAGGCGAATCTCTTTATAGGACAACAACATAATGGCTCCGTTTATTATTAGTTCTTCGTTTATATAACCCAGGCCAGTCCCGGACTTTAACCTTACCACCAGTCGCGTCTTCGACCGCAATAGCTAACGCCAAAGACGGGGCTGTTCGGCCTCCCTCAAGGTCGCGAAGGTAGGGTATGGATATATTCAGTCGGCGCTGATTAAGGTATTGATTCACCCAGCGACAAAAGGCAACACGAGTGGTCCGGCCTGGCAAGCTTTCGCGAAAGTCTCTGATGTTCACAGCATCACCCCTGGGTAGATAAGTACAGCATTAACCAAAACTTGTCCACTTTAAGGTGATGGTGTTGACATCACCCTCCAGTAAGAGTAGCTTTACCAAGCAGGAGAAAACATGACTTTGAATCAAGCGCCAACTATTGGTAGCAGCAGCATCGCTGCCATCATGGGCCTATCGCCTTGGGCCGGGCCATGGGATGTTTGGGCAAGAATGCAGGGGCTTATTGGCTCCACGTCATCCAGGGCTACTCTGCGCGGTCACATCCTTGAGCCAGCCATAGCCAACTACTATGCTCAGCAAAACGACTGTATTCTGGTGCCTGGTCCGCTTTATGAAGAGCCACCCATCATTGGGCCTGAACCATGGATGCACGCAAGGCCGGATAGGTTTGCCGTGAACGCTAACGACAAGTGGCTCGTTGAAATCAAGTCAACCCGAACATTCAAGTCTGGGTGGGGTCAGCCCGGAACCGCCGACGTTCCCCAATACTATGCAGCCCAATGCCTTTGGCAGATGGCGGTGACCGATCACGAGTGGGTAGACCTTGCTGCATTTGCCACCATCTCAGATGAGTTCAGAGTTTTCACCCTCCGTAGGGACTTGGAGCTTGAAAAGCAGATTGTAGACTACGCCAGAAACTGGTACGAAAAATACATCACAGGCAATACGCCGCCAGATATAGACGACACCAAGGGCTGCGCTCAAGCGCTCGCACAATACTTCAAGCAGACATCAGATGAGTTCATCGAGCCATCGGACGATGACACTTCACTCGCAAACGACTTGGCCTCAATAAAGGAAAGACTCGCAACACTTGAAGCCGAGAAGCGCATCAAAGAAAATCTATTGAAGGACCGCATAGGTGAGAACAAGGGTATATCAGGCATATGCACCTGGTCTGCCACCAAGCCACGGGTGACCCTCGATAGCAAGGCCGTCAAAGCTGAACACCCAGATATTTTTGAGAAGCATTCGAAGACCGGCCAGGCGGGGCGGCAGTTTCGATTCACGTACCAACCCAAGGAAAAATAATGGCATCATCAAACGTACCGGCGCTAAGGTTTCGATCCATCGTCGAAGACAAGGCCTCTGAGTTCCTTTCTGCGACCCTCGGTTCAGCATCAGGACAAGAGGCCGCAGGAAAGGTTGCGCTCGCCTTCAGGGCGGCAGCACAGTCCAACGACAGGCTCTATTCATGTGACCCAGCCTCGGTGGCACAGGCCATCGCCTTGTCCGCTATGACTGGGCTTATGCCGGGCGGGCCGCTCCCCGATGTCTACCTTATGCCACGGAAGAACCAACTACAGTGGTTTATATCGCATCGGGGCTACCTCAAGCTGATGTCCAGAACAGGCACCAGAATACGGTCCAGGTTCGTTCTTGAGGGCGAGAGGTTTGAGGTCTATGAGGGGCTAAATCCAAACATTATCCATGAGCCAGACCTTGATCTTGAACCCACCTGGGAATCCCTTAAAGCCGTTTACGTCGTGGCACATTACCCGGACGGCAACAGCGACTTTATTGTTGTCCGAAAGAAGGACATCGAGAAGCGCCGAGGCAACTCTGACGCGTGGCGAAGAAACAAAAGCACGTCACCGTGGGGTCAATGGCCAGTAGAGATGGCCCTGAAAACCGGCATTCGATATGCAATCTCACGCGGCCTTGTGTCCCTTGATGAGCAATCTGCCCACGCATTTGAGCAGGATGGGGTTCAGGATGCTCCAGCCAACCATGTCGTCCATGCTTCCGACAACAAAAGTAATGAGGGTCAGGTCACGGGGATGAAAGCCCTAAGCCAGTCAGTCAAAGAAATCGTGAGCCATTCGGAAGAAGATTCAGAAATAGAAGCCCCGCCTCTTGTTGGCGAGGTAGATGCAGTTGATAACTAAACACCAGTCATAGGAGACTAAAATGGGATTGATAGATCAAGCACAAGAAATGAAGAGTCCTTTTGAAAATAGAACTAAAGCCAAACCGAGCGACAAAGCTCCCAGGATTATGCAATCTTCATTGCTGATTTCAGTAGCGAACGATGTTCTTGACCTCAACACCCTTCCTGCAAAGTCAAAGAAGAAGTTTTCTGGGAACAGAAGCCGCATCGGTGACGCAAGCTGGAGACTTACCGAGCTTCTTGGGAATGTTGACGAACACATCTGGTCGAACATGGTTGGCCGCACCATTGAGGGGCAAGAGAAAACCTTTCAACATAGCCAGCCCAACGGCACCTGGAAGATGGTTGGCTACGAGGTGGATATTAAGCGGGATAGAGCAAACGATGAGCGATTGTTTTTGGCCGCAGAATGGGTAGATGTAGACAACCAACAAGACCTTCATTACCAAAACGGTGCGCCATCGGTAAACGTCAACATCGCAAGCCCAAAGATCCCGAAAGAAATCCTATCGGCCTTGTCATCTAAGGGTGGCGGTGATGATGAGCTAAAGGGTCTACTGAAAGACCTAATCAGCGCAATGGCTGGAAATATGTCACCTGAAACCCAGCGGGACAATGTCCCACCGAACTTCGATGACATCATACCGGAGTAGAAACTCAATATATGGGGGAGGGGTCTTGCCCCCTCTTTATCTTGGGGTGAGGCGATCCTGGCATTCGCACGGCGCTGTTACCGCCGCTGCTGTTGGTTCGAGTCCAACCGCCCCAGCCCGTGGGTAAGCTCATAAAGCTATATCGGCGCTGCTGTATTGAGTGCGGCCACATCTGGTTTGGTGAGATCAACTGCTCTGAATGCGGTGGTCCGGGCGAGCCAATGCCTGTAGGGGATCAAAGTGCCACTATATGAGTACAAGTGTAATCAATGCAACCACTCGGTTGAGTTGCTACAAAAGCATGGAGCACCTGCGCCTAAGTGCTGTAAGTGTACACCTGATGAGGTGATGGAGAAACAGGTTTCTATTGGCTCGTTCACACTCAAGGGGAGTGGTTGGGCGAAAGATAACTATGGATTGAAGGAAGGTGAGTAATGGACTGGCTAAAGTCAAAAGAAAAGACGTTCAATGGGCGATGTATACCCAGGCAAAAGATGACCCCCGCTAAACCTTACAAGGGAGAGTGTGACGACTGCGGCGACCCAGCCCCGCTACGGTTGGGCCAGTGCGACGATTGCCACAAGAGAGCACGCCAAGCCCTTGAGCCGATATGGCCCAATCGAGAGAGGTGATTGATGGAGCAGTCTTCGGGCAGCCCGCACTACCTGGCTGCGATTGAGGTTGTGGTAGCTGTGGCGGCGTTCTTAGATGGACTGGACACCACTACCAGTGCTGAACGTGTAGAGAGGCTGCGCCTGTTGCGTGAGTCTCACAAGGCGTATCGGGCCTGTATTGAAAGCAATGCTTCGTATGGCGAGGGAGAGTCAGTGCTGAGCACCAATGGAGTTGATCAACTTCGTCAGTGTATCCGAGAGGCCCGCGCTCATGTGGTGCGGCAGCAGTGGGCGGGCAAGCATGAGCAAGACAGGGCCGATGCCGTCGCGTGGCTGGAGCGGTGGGGTGACCTAATCGCCACTTTGACGGTAGCAAAGCGATAGAATAATAACGCTTGGGCACGGCAGGGGAATGTCGTGTCCATCTAAACTCATACGCTCGAAAGAGCACACTGAGCTTGGGGTGATAGGCCCGCTGGTAGATTGGCTATTGGCGGGTCTTTTCTCTTTTCCGGGTGACATCTGCGACCGACGCAGCGAGACACTGACCGTCTTATCTATGTAGTTATGCTACTGTGCATCTACTATTTGGCATTTAGGATAGGGGTGGTTCAATGAGTAGCGGTAGCCCGGCGAGGTGCGGTCGATGCGGCTTCTGGTGTGAGTACCCAGAGGACTTCAAAGAGAAGAAGCACGCGGGCGTGTGTCTATGGTATCGACTTCGTCTGCCCGAAGATGAGGTTTACAAGCAGCGTCAGTGTCCTGACTTCTTTGAGCGAATCCCTCAGTGGGATGCGAAGCAGCATTGGGCGTATGCGTTTCGCCATCACGATCTGGGGCGCAGTTGGCGTGCCAGTAAACGAGCCTTGATCTTCTCCCTGATTGCATTGGGCCTCTCGCTCCTGGGATG